TATCTGTTCAGGTAATATCATAAAGTCAGCACAAGAGCAGGGTATTTTTGTAGTGCTGATTGACTCAGAAAATGCACTAGACGAAGCATGGCTAAAAGCACTTAATGTAGACACATCAGAAGACAAACTGTTAAAACTTAACATGGCTATGATTGATGATGTTGCTAAAACTGTTAGTGACTTTATGATAGAGTACAAAACACTAGCAGAGGAAGACAGACCCAAGGTGCTGTTTGTAATTGATAGTTTGGGTATGTTGCTAACACCCACTGACGTAGCACAGTTTGAAAAAGGTGATATGAAAGGTGATATGGGTCGTAAGCCCAAGGCACTAACATCACTTGTACGTAACACAGTTAACATGATTGGTTCGCTCAATGTGGGACTTGTGGCAACTAACCACACATACGCAAGTCAGGACATGTTTGATCCAGATGATAAGATCAGCGGTGGACAAGGCTTTATCTATGCAAGCAGTATTGTTGTTGCAATGAAGAAGATGAAACTTAAAGAAGATGAAGACGGTAACAAGATATCAGAAGTAAAAGGTATCAGAGCAGGCTGTAAGATAATGAAGACTCGTTACGCAAAACCATTTGAAGGCATACAAGTTAAAATACCGTATGAAACCGGTATGAACCCTTACAGCGGACTTGTGGATCTGTGTGAGAAAAAGAGTTTATTGGTGAGAGAAGGCAACAGCCTTAAATACACAACTTCATCAGGTGATGAAATCAAACAGTTCCGCAAGGCTTGGGAACGTAACGAAGGCGGGTCTTTAGACATCATTATGAATGACTGGGAAAATAAAGCCGCAGGCAAGGAAGTCGAAATTGTAGTAGAATCGGATGTTGATAACTTAGGAGAAGAGAACTATGTCGATTGATGTAGAAGTCCTAGTAGAAGCGTATACCATACTAAAGCAATATATTCCAGCGAAGGAGCGGCAAGAAGCCGCAGATAACCTAGTAAGTATGTTAAACGATGCTATTAACGATAAGGAGTTTAGGGAGTTTGGTCTTGCTGATAATTATACTAGCTCAGCAGTAACTGAGTTTGTTGATGATGAAGATAACGATTATTACGAAGAATAATGTGGTATAATAAAGTTGTAGCAGACCTTGCCAAGATACCAGACTTTATACGCCATTACGAGAAAGAACTGGATGAAGCTAAAAAGGAAACCTATATCAGTGGCAGCCTTGAACGTGCCGCGGCAAACCTTCCAGGCATAACAGAGCACCGTTTTAATCAATTGCAAGAGATTGAAGCAGTGCTAAACTTTTTGAATATTGAACTGCGCAAAATACGCAGGACATATTTTCAAAAATACTTAGAAGGATATCAACGAGCATTAAGCAGTCGAGATGCAGAAAAGTATGTAGATGGCGAGGATGATGTTATACACTTTGAGACATTCATCAACGAAGTAGCACTATTGCGTAACAAATGGTTAGGGCTAATGAAAGGCCTAGAAAGCAAAAACTTCATGATAGGTCATGTGGTTAGATTGCGTACAGCAGGAATGGAAGACATAGTATTATGATAACATTTAAGAATGAATTTGAATCACACGAACACAGTTTAATCACACTAGATCAACTATACGAATACGATAGTTTCTTGGATAGCCTTACTACTATTGCAGATTTTGGATGTGGCACAGGTAGGGATGTGCAATGGTGGGCAAACTTAATGACACGCGATGATCCCCCAAGACCACGTAACTATAAAGTGTATGCGTGTGACCGAGCAGTTGACAAGGTATTAGATGCCGAAGTGCGTGAATATGCAAATGTACACCCAGCAAATATTGATATTGACTCAGACGATCCACCGTTGAGCGTTGAAGTTGACTTTATATGGAGTCACGACACGTTTCAATACGTAATTAATCCTATGCGTACACTGGCTGCCTGGAATCGGCAATTGGTAGTAAACGGTATGCTGATGATGGTATTCCCACAGTCAACCTACACGAAATATGGGCATGAAGAAGTAATATACAGTGCTTCGCAAATGTACTACAATCACAATCTAATACACATGGTTTACATGTTAGCAGTGAACGGATTTGACTGCAAAGATGCATACATGAAAAAAGATGCAGATGATCCGTGGTTACACGTTGCAGTATATAAATCTTGTGAGCCGATGGATCCAAAAACAACAACTTGGTTTGATCTCGCTGACAAAGATTTGATAAACAAGACTTTTGTAGAATGTTTAAACAAGCACAGTTACATAAGGCAAGACAAGATACTTACCCAGTGGATCGACAAGGGACTTTACTTTAATAAACGATGAACAAAGTTGTACTATGTACCGGTGGCTACGATCCTTTGCACAGTGGCCACATAGCTTACTTTCGTGCCGCAAAAGAACTAGGCGACTACTTGGTAGTGGGCATAAACTCAGATGCTTGGCTTGAACGCAAAAAAGATCGTGCATTTATGAATTGGAATGAACGTGCTACTATTGTAAAGAATTTAGAAATGGTAGACTATGTTGTTGAATTTGACGATGCAGACGGCAGTGCGAGAGATGCTATACAAACAGTAAAACAAACTTGGGCAGGGCACGAGATTGTTGTTGCCAACGGTGGCGATCGTACAGCACAAAATGTTTTAGAAATGGATGTCGACGGTGTTACATACGAATGGGGTGTAGGCGGGACATACAAGATGAACAGCAGTAGTGACCTACTCACAGATTGGACAGCGTTCTGGGAAAAAACAGACAGTAGAACAGATCGCCCATGGGGACATTATGATGTGCTGTACAGTGTACCTGGAACCAAAGTAAAAACGCTTACAATAGAACCAGGACAAAGTCTAAGTCTCCAGCGTCACCGCAAGCGCACAGAGCTTTGGTTAATAGCACAAGGTCGTTGTTGTGTTGGGAATGTTGAGCTTAATACACACGATTACTATAAAATAAATCCAACAGTGTGGCACCAATTACGCAATCCATACAACGAGCCTTGCGTACTTGTAGAAATACAGTACGGTAGCGAATGCGTAGAAGAAGATATAGATCGGCACTAAATACACTATTATGCGAGCAAAAGAATTTATTATTGAAGCAAAAGGTGTGTTTGGCCGTAACCAAGGTGACCCTTTTGTACACGCAAACGGAGAAATAGCAGAGTTTGTAGACGTTGGTGCTTTTCCTGATTTACAAACACAAGGAAAACAGTACGACAGTCCTGAATCACGAGATAGTAGCATCTCTAATATTGAAAAAGAATATAACACAGTTATACAATGGGTTAATGCGCCTAACGCTACTAGTTTAGCATTTGCAGTTGCAAGAGTGCAAACTTCAGACGGCAAGGTTCTATTGTGGGGCAGGTACTTTAAACAAGTATCGCCGGACATGATGGGTAAATGGAGCAACAAAGAAGTCCCTGCAGGATGGTCATTACAAACCAAAGGTGCAAAGAAAGTTGCTAGTGGATTAGATCCGCAAACACTAATAGGATCAGAACAACAGTTTAAAGGGCCAGGATCTGTAATCCAACAAGTTGCTAGATCCGGCGACGAAGTTTTAACAAATGCACTAGAGCAAACAGCACAAGGCAAACTTGCTGTATTCCCGGGAATGGTAGATCAATTAGAAACTATCAGAGACTACTTTGGTGAGATAATGGGACCTGTTGCCATGATGGGCGGTATAGTTGGCGGCCAAGCAGATGAAGCAAAAGTTGCGTTAGCAGGCGGAACAGACTGGGCGAACATGCCTATCTTTTGGCCACAAAGTAAAAATCATAATCTAGTAGACAGTGTATTTGTAGCGCCAGACGGTGTAGAAATTGGTGTAAGTAGCAAAGGTGGCAAAGGCGCTGCCGCAAGTGTAAAGAACTTATACGATAGTGTACAGAAAAACAAAGATAACGCAGAGCTTATGCGTACAGTAGCGTATGCTAGAAAAATAGTTACTGCTATTGCAGAAAACACAGCAATGCAAGGACCGTTTGTATTGGGAGAAATGTTAGGTATAAGTACTCCTGCACTGCGTGACGAAGTAAACAGTTGTATAGAATCAGGTAAACGTGATTTTGACGGACTGAGTGAAGAAGCAACAAAGTTTGCAAGCACAATCAAGTCAGACCCCAGCAAGCCTGGTTTCAACACAGGATACGCTATACTAGCAGGATTAGCAAAAGCAGTTGCAGGCGTTGTCAACAGCAATCCAGAATTCACAAAAGGTGCGTTAGCACTCCTAAACACAGCCAGCATTGTTCAGCTATATACAAAAGTCGGCAAGAAAGGCGATGATGTTGCAGTTACATCATACGAAGCAGTTTATCCGCCTAACTTTAA